CTTAATTAATAAAGGATTATCTATTCAAGAAATAGAAATACAACACAAAAGAAATTTATCTAATTTAGATATTGAATATTATGCTTCAGAAGCAGATAAAGCTATTAAAAGTACTGCTGATGCAAAAGCACAATCAGAAGCTAAAATAAAAATTGCTGAATTAGAAAAAAAGGCAAAATTAGATGCCGCTGATGCTACCGCAAATACATTAGCTGCAATGTCAGAATTATTAGGAAAAGAAACTGCTGCTGGAAAAGCTGCTGCTATTGCAAGTGCTACTATTAATACATTTAGTTCAGCACAAAAAGCATATGATTCCACAGTTGGAATACCATTTGTCGGTCCAGTATTAGCCCCTATAAATGCTGGTTTAGCTATTGCTGCTGGTATTAAAAACGTTAAATCTATTTTAGCAGTTAAAGTTCCAGGAGGTGGTGGTGGTTCTGCCCCAAGTATCGGAGGTGGAGGTAATATGGCTGCTGCTTCAGTTGCACCATCATTTAACGTAGTAGGAGCAAGCCCAACAAATCAATTAGCACAAACAATTGGTAATAAAGAACAACAACCAATTAAGGCTTATGTAGTATCCGCTGATGTTAGTACTGCTCAATCTTTAGATAGAAATATTATATCAAGTGCAACTTTAGGATAAAACAAAAATTAAATAATTTAATTATAAAAATATGAGAATAGTAGAATTAATAATTGACGAAAACGAAAAGTTAAATGGTATTGAAGCAGTTTCAATTGTTGAATTTCCAGCAATAGAATCTAATTTTATATCATTAAACCAACACATTGAACTTGCAAAAGTAGATGATGAAAAGCGTATTTTAATGGGTGCTGCATTAATACCTAATAAAAACATTTACAGACGTAATGATAAAGATGAATATTATATTTTCTTTTCAGATGATACAGTTAGAAAAGCAAGTGAATTATTTTTAATGAATAGCAATCAAAATAATACTACATTAGAACACGAAGAAAAATTAAAAGATTTAAGTGTTGTTGAAAGTTGGATTGTTGAAGATACTGAAATGGATAAATCTAAAAAATACGGTTTAAATGCTCCAGTTGGTACTTGGATGGTATCTATGAAAGTTAACAATGATGTTATTTGGAATGATTTTGTTAAAACTGGCAAAGTAAAAGGATTTAGTATTGAAGGGTATTTCAGCGACAAATTAGAAATGAGTTTACAAGTTGAAAAAGATAATGAATTATTAGAAAAAATTAAATCAATAATATTAAAAAATGGGAAATAAAACAAGTTCACCAAAAGGTGGTAAAAAAGGATGTTTATGTAATGATGGTACATATAGTGCTAAATGTTGCAAAGGAGAATTAATTCAACAAGGAATTGGAACATTAGTAAGTCAATCAGTTTCAGATGTTGTAAACACTAACGAACCAAGAATTATAAATTCAACAAACGGTTAAAAATATAACAAAACTTTATAAAGTTTATTAATAAAAAAAAATAATATGACAACTGAAAAATTAGTAATGAATGCTTTGTTTGGAAAAACAAAATTAGCAAGTGAAAAAATAGAATTAGGATTTGATTTTAGCCAAATAACAAAACAAACTGATTCTGCATTAAAAGAAAGTTCAAGTGCAACTGCAAAATTAAATAAAGACGCTGCTGCATTTGCTGAATCTAAAAAGTCTTTTTCAAAGTTTCAAAATGTTCCTTCTACATATCAAAAAAATGTAGATTCTTATTATAAAGAATATGATAAAAAAGCATCTGAATTAGGAATTGATACAAAATCAACACAATTCTATAAAGAATATTTAGATGTTGTTTCTAAAATTGGACAAATTTCAGACAATGTTAGTCAAATGAAAGATGCAATTGCATCAGCTAAATAATAATTAAATAAATAAATATGAATGTACTAAATGAAATCAAAACTCTTTTGGGGATGGATGTAAATCTTGCTCAAATGAAACTTAAAGATGGAGTTACAGTAATAGAAGCAGATGCTTTTGAACCTGAAATACCAGTTTTTATAGTTAATGGTGAGGATAAAATTCCTATGCCAGTTGGAGATTACGAGCTTGAAGATGGAATGCTTTTAGTTGTATCAGTTGAAGGTGTAATTGCTGAAATTAAAGAAGTAGCAGTTGAAGAAGAAGCCCCAGAAGTTGAAGTAGAAATTGAAGCACAAACAGAAGCTCCATCTGTTCAATCTACACCAAAAAGAATTGTAGAATCAGTTTCTAAAGAAATGTTCTTTGCTGAAATTGAAAAACTACAAGCACAAATTTTTGAATTAAAAACTCCTAAACAAGAATTGAATTCTGATGTTGTTGTTGAGCCTTTGACACATTCACCAGAAGTTAAAATTGAAACTAAATTAAATAAAATTTCACCTAATCGACCAATGACAACTCAAGATATTGTTATGGCAAAACTTTTTAATAAATAAATTATGGCTACTACTACATCAATCAGTACAACTTATGCTGGAGAATTTGCTGGAAAATACATTTCAGCTGCATTACTTTCAGGTTCAACTATCGCAAATGGTGGAATCGAAGTTATGCCAAATATTAAATTTAAGCAAGTAATTAACAAAATGGCAACTGATGCTATTATTGCTAACGCTTCTTGTGATTTTACTGCAACATCAACTGTTACACTAACTGAAAAAATACTTGCTCCAGAGGAATTCCAAGTAAATTTACAATTATGTAAAAAAGATTTTCATTCAACTTGGCAATCAGTAGAGCAAGGTTTTTCTGCTTATGATTCTTTGCCTTCAAGTTTTGCTGATTATCTATTAGCACACGTTTCTGCTAAAGTTGCTGAGAAAACAGAACAAAACATTTGGAAAGGTGTTAATGCTAACGCTGGAGAATTTGATGGTTTTGCTACATTGCTTTCTTTAGATGCTGGATTGCCAGCTGCACAAGAAATTGCTGGAACTACTGTAACTGCTGCAAATGTTATTGCTCAAATGGGATTAGTTGTAGACCAAATTCCAGCTTCACTTTACGGAAAAGAAGATTTATATCTTTATGTTAGTCAGAACGTTGCTCGTGCTTACGTAAGAGCATTGGGAGGTTTTGGAGCGAGTGGATTAGGTTCTAATGGTACAAATGCACAAGGAACACAATGGTTCAACAATGGTTCACTTTCTTTTGATGGTGTTAAAATCTTTGTTGCAAATGGATTGGCTTCAAACACAATGATTGCTGCTGAAAAATCTAACTTGTTCTTCGGAACTGGACTTTTAGCTGATGCAAATGAAGTTAAAGTAATTGATTTAGCTGATATTGATGGTTCTGAAAACGTAAGAGTAGTAATGAGATTTACTGCTGGAGTTCAATACGGAATTGTTTCTGATATTGTAACTTACGGAATCGTAAACGCTGCTAACTAATAATTAGAAGCAAATTAATAAAGGGGTGGTAAAAAGCCATCCCTTTTTTATTAACTTTAAAAATATATAACTATGGCGTGCGATATTAGTTTGGGAAGAACCGAACAATGTAAAGATTCAAACGGTGGATTAAGAGCGGTATATTTTGTAAATTGGGGTGATGCTACATCATACACATTAGTTGATGGTTCTATTACTGCGGTATTAGGTACACCAACTGCTTACAAATATGACTTAAAAGGAACATCTACATTTGAGCAATCTGTTACAAGTTCAAGAGAAAATGGTACTACATTTGTAGACCAAAAATTAAGTTTAAATATTAATAAATTAACTGCTGCTGACCACAAACAATTGAAAATGCTTTCATACGGAAGACCTCAAATTGTGGTTGAAGATAATAACGGAAATTTATTTTTAGCTGGATTAACAAAAGGTTGTGATTTAACAACTGCTGCAATTTCAACTGGTGCTGCTTTAGGTGATGCGAGTGGATATAAAATGGAATTTCAAGGGATGGAAAAAGAGGCTGCTAATTTTATGACAGGTACTTTATCAACTATTGGATTTACAGTTGTAGAAGGAATATAAGTTTTTGTTTGTTTTTTTTAAAGAGGGTACTATTCATTTAGTATCCTTTTTTTATAGATTATATCTTTCCAATTTCTTTTTTAACTTCTTCTAAATAACTACTTTTTTGTCCTTCATTTGTGCCTTGAATTTTCCAAAGTGAATCCATTATTAATTGCATTTCATCAACTGCTATTAATGCACATTCTTGGTCTAAATAATCAAATGTAATGTCTTTATCAATCCAATCGCTTTCGTTTTCCCCTCTATGCAATAATGCAAACTTTCTTATCAATTCTTTTGCTTTTTGTTTTGGTGTTTTCATTTCTTTTTTTTTATGGATTATATTTTTTAATTTCTTCTACAACTTCATCTAAATATTTATCAAGTAAACTTCCTTTTGTTGCAAAAAATAATTTATCGTGAAAACTTCTAACTTCTTTAATTACTATTAATGCACAACTTTTTTCAATTGAATAATCTCCTACAAAACAAATTCCTTCATTAATATATTTATCTACTAACTCTTTTGCTTTTTCTTTTGGTGACATAGTTTTTTTTACAAATATATAAAAATTTTATTTAAAACAATTTTATGTTTAAATTATTATTATAAAAAAATATTATGATTATTTTAAAAGAACAAATACAAGCACAAACAATAAATTTTATTCCAAGAAAAATGGAAGCAACTACTATTGTTATAAGAAACGAAACAACAAAAGAAATAGTTGAAATTGATGCTGAATTTGTTTTTAATAATTACTATTTACAAACTACTAATATTTTTACTTTAAAAGAAAATACATTTTACAATTTAAAAGTATTAAATAATAATGAAATTGTTTATTTAGATAAAATATTTTGTACAAATCAAACTATATCTGATTACACAGTTAACGAAAATCAATACGTAGAGCATACCACAACGAACGAATATAAAATTTATGAGTAATATATCAATTTTAAATTTAAGTGCTTATACAAGTCCTTTAATTCAAGAAAATAAAAAGAATAATTATATAGAATACGGGAAAGACAATAACTATTTTCAATATTTAATTGATAGATATTTATATTCTGCAACTAATGGTGCTATAATTACTGGTATTGCAAATATGATTTACGGTAAAGGATTAGATGCATTAGATTCTAATAAAAAACCAAATGAATATGCTCAATTAAAATCTATTGTAAAAGATTCTGATTTAAAAAAAGTTGCTTTAGAACGCAAACTATTAGGAATGGCTGCAATGCAAGTTGTAATGGAAAAAAAGCAAGTTAAACAAGTGCTTCATTTTCCTATGCATACATTACGTGCTGGTAAGTGCAATGATAAAGGTGAAATTGAATTTTGGTTATACCATCCAGATTGGAAAAATAAAAAAATAAGTGAAGAAACTAAAAAGATTCCAGCATTTGGTTTTGGAAATGGTAACGAAGTTGAGTTATATATTTTACGACCTTATGTAAGTGGTTTTGATTATTATACACCAATAGATTATTCTGGTGCTTTACCTTATGCATTGCTTGAAGAAAACATTGCAGACTATCAAATTAATGATTGTCAAAACGGATTTAGTGGTACAAAAGTTATTAATTTTAACAACGGTATTCCTAACGAGGAAATGCGTGATAAAATGAAACGTGATGTTTTAAATAAATTAACTGGTGCTAAAGGAGAAAAAGTAATTATTGCTTTTAACGCAAATGCAGAATCAAAAACAACTGTTGAAGATTTACCTTTGAATGATGCTCCGGCACATTACGAGTATTTGTCTAAAGAATGTTTTGAAAAGTTAATTGTTGGACATAGAGTTACAAGTCCAATGCTTTTAGGAATTAGAGAATCAAGTGGTGGTTTAGGCAATAATGCAGACGAAATAAAGACTGCTACGTTACTAATGGATAATATAGTTATTAAACCATATCAATTAGAAATTACTAATGCATTAGATGAAATTTTAGCTATTAATAAAATATCTTTAAAGCTATATTTTAAAACTATTCAACCTTTAGAATTTGTTGATGTATCTGGAATGAATGCAGAAACAACTGAAGAAGAAACTGGTGTTAAAATGAGTTCAGAAGTTAACGTTGAATTAGATGACTTTATAAATTCAAGTGGTGAAATACTATCTGATAATTGGGTTTGTGTTGATGAAACGGAAGTTGATTATAATACAGAAGAAGAACTTGATAATGAAATTAATAATCTAAATAAAAAATCAATATTATCTAAAATATATGATTTTGCAACTGCTGTAAGTTCAAGACCAAACGCT